GCATCCCTCAACTGGAGCGCATCATGCCCAAAGGAACAATCCGCAATCCTGGCACCAAGAAAACGACCGCCAAGATTGCACGCGACCGCAAAGCCAAAGCCGCGTCTGAGTGGGATCTGTATCGCGGCGCGGGCCAATTCGGGCGCGAAACGTCAGGGAAAGGCATGTCCTTTACGCCGTCCCTTCCTAAAACCCCCAAAAGAACCATACGCCCGGCTACGTCAGCCAAAAAAGGGGCTAAGTGACGTTTCAGTCCCTGCCATATGAGCCACGCAAGCTGGAAGCCACTGAGGCGCGTCTGGAGGCGATCTATCACGCCGCCAAGATGGGGCTGAAGGGCGACGCGCTGGCCTTGGCCGCAGGCATGCTGCCGGTTGAGTACCGTCAACTGACGCAGTTCGACCCCATCGCAAGCTATGCCGAGATGAAGGGCCGCGCCGACGGCGAGCAGGAGATGGCGACCACCATCTACACGGCGGCGCGTGAGGGCGACGCCAACGCGGCCATGAACATGCTGCGCTACAGCCACGGCTGGGTTGCGAAACAGGCCGTCGAGGTGACCATCGACCAGAAGATCTCCATCACGGCGGCCCTTGAAGAGGCGCAGCGCAGGGTCATCGACCTGGTCGCAACAGAAGTTGAACATGCAGACGCCACAGTACAGCGCTGAAGACGAGCAAGCGCTCATGGCGTCCCTGTGGACGCCCGCGCTCAAGAACGACCCGCTCAAGTTCGTGATGTGGCTGTTCCCGTGGGGGCAGAAGAACACGCCGCTGGAGAACTTCGCAGGCCCGCGCAAGTGGCAGCGCGAGGTGCTGAAGGAACTGGCCGACCACATCCGCGACAACGACGGCCGCATCAATTTTGAGACGCTGCGCATGGCCGTGTTCCGGGCGCGGCATCGGCAAGTCGGCACTGGTCAGTTGGCTGGTCATCTGGATGCTGACCACCCGCATCGGCAGCACCACCATCGTGTCGGCCAACAGCGAGACGCAGCTCCGCGCCGTCACCTGGGCCGAGATTACCAAGTGGCTGGCCCTCTCATTGAACAGCCACTGGTTCGAGGTGAGCGCCACCCGCGTGATGCCTGCCAAGTGGCTCACCGAACTGGTCGAGCGCGACCTGAAGAAGGGCACGCGCTACTGGGGCGTCGAGGGCCGGCTGTGGTCCGAGGAGAACCCGGACGCCTACGCGGGCGTGCACAACTTCGACGGCGTGATGCTGATCTTCGACGAGGCCAGCGGCATCGCGGACCCGATCTGGGCGGTGTCGGCGGGCTTCTTTACGGAGAACACGCCCAACCGCTTCTGGCTGGCATTCTCAAACCCCCGCCGTAACACCGGGTACTTCTACGAGGCGTTCAACGCCAAGCGGGACTTCTGGCGCAACAAGGTGGTCGACGCCCGGTCGGTCGAAGGAACGGACAAGGCAGTCTATGAGCAGATCATCCAGGAGTACGGTCCTGACAGCGTTCAGGCGCACGTCGAGGTCTACGGTGAGTTCCCGAGCGCTGGAGATGACCAGTTCATCCCCGTTTATCTCGTTGACGACGCCTTCGCGCGACCGCGCTACAAGGACGCTACCGCCCCTATCATCATCGGCGTCGATCCGGCCCGGTTCGGGGCGGACGCGACGGTCATCGCCGTCCGGCAGGGACGCGATCTAAACGCCATCAAGCGCTACAGGGGCGACGACACGATGGAGATCGTCGGCCGCGTGATCGAGGCCATCGAAGAGTACAACCCGGCACTCGTCGTGATCGACGAGGGGGGCTTAGGTGCCGGCGTCGTGGACCGCCTGAAGGAGCAGCGCTACAAGATCAAGGGCGTCAACTTCGGGAACAAGTCAGTGAAGCCCATCATGTACGGCAACAAGCGGGCCGAGATGTGGGGCCTCATGCGCGACTGGCTCAAGACGGCGTCGATACCGGCGGACAAGCTGCTGAAGTCCGACCTGACGTCGCCCAGGATCAAGCCGGACAGCAAGGGCACGATCTTCCTGGAGGGCAAGAAGGAGATGAAGGCGCGGGGGCTGGCCTCACCCGACGCTGCCGACGCCATCGCGGTGACCTTCGCGTACCCTGTCGGCAGCCGCACCCCCGTTGACAAGATACAGAGGCGGTCGTATGGTCGGTCTGGCGTTTTAACGAGTTGGATGGGCAGCTAATGGCTCGCAAGGGCGTGTCATTGTCAGTAGGGCGGGGCGAAAAGCTACCCGTCTCTAAAGGTGCTGGCCTCACCGCCAAGGGCCGCGCCCGCTACAACCGCGCCACCGGCTCCAAGCTGAAGGCCCCGGCGCCCAACCCGCGCACCGAGGCCGACAAGGGCCGCAAGGCCTCGTTTTGCAAGAGAATGGGCGCCGTTGCGGCTAAGGCCAAGAACGGCGAACGCGCTAAAGCGTCTCTTAGACGGTGGAATTGTCCATGAAACCGGGTCTTTACGCCAACATTCACGCCAAAAAGGCCCGCATTGCCGCCGGATCGGGCGAAAAGATGCGCAAACCGGGCACCAAGGGTGCTCCGACCGCTGCGGCCTTCCGCAAGTCAGCCAAAACACGGAAAAAGTGACATGCCGCTGGTAAAATCAGCCTCAAAAGGGGCGTTTCGGAAGAATATCAAGGCCGAAATTGCAGCTAAACGCCCTTTGAAACAGGCCGTTGCAATCGCGTACAGCGTCCAACGCAAGAGTAAGAAAAATGGTTAGCAAGAAAACACCACCTTCCAGAAAAATGCCTAGGGGGATACCCTCGACGACGCCCATGAAGATGCCGTCGCGCGCTCTGCCGCCTTCGACAACTCCTCGCCAGCCACCGTTGGTCAAGGGTACGTCTCAGCCGGCCAACGTCGGGGCGCGTTCACCGCGATTGAAGGAAACAGTGCTGCCTAAGAAGTTTCGGTCTTCACAACCCATGAAGATGCCGACGCGCGCGCTGACGCCCGCGACAACGCCTCGCGAACCGCCGTCGCTCAAGGGCAAGTCTAAGCAAGCCAACGCTGGAACGCCAAAACTTGGCGGTGAACTGCCCGCCTTTAAGACAACGATGACCGCAAAGCCACGTATGCCCGCGCCGCGTATGCCGGCGCCGCGCTTCATGTCCACGGGCGAGCCCAGCTCTAGTAAGTATGTGCAGCGGTCGCCGCGAGAGAATATCGGCGATCCCAGCACCAAGAACTACGTGCAGCGGGCGCCAAAAGTCAATATCGGCATGCCAAGCTCCAGTAAGTTTGTGCGGCGCACCAAGTAAAGGACCACGACAATGGCTAAGCAGCCTTACGGAACTAGCACTCTTGGGCCTACCAATTTTTATAAAGGGGACTTGCCTGCCGACAGGGACACCCGGTCGTATGGCCCTGCACCTAAAGCAGTGGGTGGAAAGGTAGACGTACAGAAGCCTTCTACCGCCAAAAACCAAGGGCAAAGGCCGTCGTGGGGAACCGCGATGCTGACTAGGCAGAGCAAATATAGCACCGCTCCGTATGAGCCGGGGGCGTATGCCGCTTACCGCCAGGCAATGCCTGATGTTCTAACCAAGAAGTTTGTAACCAAGAAGCCTGCTGCCGTTGTCAAGCCGGCCGCCAAGAAGCTTGCGACGGTTGTCAGCAACGTGACCAACGAGAAGCTGAGCCCGGCCAAGAAGGCGATGGCTCGCGCTAAGCCGCCTGCCACACGTTTCGGCGTTGTCACGGGCAAGACCACCGGCACGCGGGTCAGCGGCGGGGGCGGATACGGCGGCGGCGGCACACGCGGCGGCGGCAGCCTCAGTGGCGGCGGCAGCGGCACCCGGTCGGCGGGCACCAGCCGCACGGGCGGCACCCAGCGTAACGACCCTGTGAGGGGCTGATATTGGCTGACGACGGCATCATCGGCGCGGCGCAGGTCGCCAACGGCGGGTCGGACAAGTCCGACCTGCTCGCCACCATGCGCTCGCGGTTCACGATGGCGCTTGCTGCCTACAGCGAAAGCCGCGAGGATGAACTGGATGACCTCCGGTTCATGGCGGGTTCGCCTGACAACCAGTGGCAGTGGCCGGCCGACGTGCTGGCGACGCGCGGGTCCGTGCAGGGGCAGACGATCAACGCGCGGCCCTGCCTGACCATCAACAAGCTGCCGCAGCACGTCCGGCAGGTGACCAACGAGCAGCGCCAGAACAGGCCGTCGCCCAAGGTCATCCCGGCCGACGACAACGCCGACGTGGCCGTGGCCGAGATCTTCGACGGCATCATCCGGCACATCGAGTACATGTCCGACGCCGACGTGGCCTACGACACCGCCTGCGACAACCAGGTGGTCTACGGCGAGGGCTACATCCGCATCCTCACCGAGTACACCCGCGACGACAGCTTTGACCAAGACCTGAAGATCGGACGTATCCGCAACTCGTTCAGCGTCTACATGGACCCGACGATCCAAGACCCGTGCGGGTCCGATGCCAAGTGGTGCTTCATCACCGAAGACCTGCTGAAGGCCGAGTACGAGCGCCAGTTCCCCGACGCCCAGCCCATCAGTTCGATCCTGGCGCGCGGCATTGGTGATCAGGCACTCAGCATGTGGCTGAGCGAGAACACCATCCGCATTGCGGAGTATTTCTACGTAGACTACGTGCCGTCTACCCTGAACCTGTACCCCGGCAACATCACGATGTTCGACGGCACGCCGCAGGACGCCAAGCTGCGCGCCATGTTCGGCCAGCCGCTGCGCTCGCGCAAGGCCGACCGCAAGCGGGTGATGTGGCTCAAGACCAACGGCTACGAGGTGCTGGAAGAGCGCGAGTGGGCGGGCAAGTGGATCCCGGTCGTGCGCGTCGTCGGCAATGAGTTCGAGGTCGATGGCCGCATGTTCGTGTCGGGCCTTGTGCGCAACGCCAAGGACGCCCAGCGCATGTATAACTACTGGGTCAGCCAGGAAGCCGAGATGCTGGCTCTGGCGCCCAAGGCTCCCTTCATTGGCTATGGCGGCCAGTTTGAAGGCTACGAGATGCAGTGGAAGACCGCCAATACGACCAACTGGCCGTATCTGGAGGTCAACCCGGACGTTCAGGACGGCGCCGGCAACGTGCTGCCGCTGCCCATGCGCGCCCAGCCGCCGATGGCCCAGACGGGCCTCATTCAGGCCAAGATGGGCGCTGCCGAGGACATCAAGGCCACCACCGGCCAGTACAACGCCTCGCTGGGCCAACAGGGCAACGAGCGCTCTGGCCGTGCCATCCTCGCCCGCCAGCAGGAAGGCGACACCGGCACCTACCACTTCGTGGACAATCTGGGCCGGGCCATCCGCTACGTGGCCCGCCAGTTGGTCGATATGATCCCCAAGATTTACGACACCCAGCGCGTCGCCCGCATCATCGGCGTGGACGGCGAGGTGGGCATGGCGCGGATCAACCCGATGCAGGCCGAGCCGGTCAAGAAGATCGTCGATCAGGCTGGCACGGTGCTGGAGAAGATATACAACCCGTCGGTCGGCGTCTACGACGTGGTGATCACCACCGGGCCCAGCTACCTGACCAAGCGCCAGGAAGCCGTCGAGGCAATGGCCAACATCCTCCAGACCAGCCCGCAGTTGTGGCAGGTCGCAGGCGACCTGTTCATCAAGAACATGGATTGGCCGGGCGCGCAGGAGATGGCGGCCCGCTTCAAGAAGATCATCGACCCGAAGGTGCTGGCCGAGGACGACAAGTCGCCCGAATTGCAGGCGGCCGAACAGCAGGTCGAGGCCGTGTCGCAGCAGCTTGAGCAGGCGATGGGCCTACTCAACAACGTGCAGTCGTCGATGGACGCGCAGGAACTGCGGATCAAGGCGTACGAAGCCGAAACCAAGCGCATCGCGGCCACGTCGGCCGGCATGTCCACCGAGCAGATCCAGGACATCGTCATGGGCACCATCGCTGCGGCGGTCGAGACGGGTGACATCTCTGGCAACCGCCCGATGATGCCTCAGATGCCGGATGACCGGGGCGCGATGGGCAAGCAGGAAGAACAGATGGGACCAATGGAATGAGTAACTGCGACAAGTTCATAGGCATGCTGTTTCTGGCCCGTGACGTGACGCACTCGGCGCACCTCAACACGCGGTCTTTTGCCAAGCACAAGGCGTTGGGTAAGTTTTACCCGGAGATCGTTGATCTTGCGGACAAATTCGCCGAGATGTACCAGGGCAAGTACGGCCTAATCGGGCCGATTGCGCTGATGTCGGCGGACAAGTCCAACAATGTGCTGACGTTTCTTGAGGCGCAGGCAGAACAGATCGAGAAGACCCGGTACGACGTGGTTGACCGGGAATGTACGCCGCTTCAGAACGTCATCGACGAAATCGTCGGATTGTACTATACAACGATCTATAAGTTGAAATTCCTCGCGTAAGGACTGACCCATGGGCCTGAAAACCACTACCGTTTGCCTCGGCTATCAGCAGATTACGCCGAACACTGCAACCAGCTTGACCGTTCCGGCCATCTCGCCGGATGGCTCCAAGCAGCAGGCAACTTTTGCCATCATCACCCCGGAGATCCAGAATGTCCGGTGGCGCGATGATGGCACGGACCCGACGGCCTCCGTCGGCATGCCGATCTATGTGGGCACGTCGCTGCTGTATGACGGCGACCTGACCAAGATCCGCTTCATCAACACCGTCGCTGGCGGCAAAGTCAATGTGAGCTACTACGCATGATGAACGTCACGGGGGTTCCGCTCAACATTGCTGGCGCAGCCTCTGCGGCTGGCTACATCATCACGGCCGACGCGATCCTCACCGAGAGCGGCACCACGCGCACGCTGTCGGCTACTGACAACGGCAAGATCATCTACTGCACCAGCGGCTCCGCGACAACCATCACCTGCGCCGCAGGGCTGGGTGCTGGCTTCTCCTGCACGATCATCCAGAGCGGCGCGGGCAAGGTCACGGTAGCTGCCGGCGGCCAGACGCTGGTGTCCTACTCCAGCCTGTTCAGCACAATGGGCCAGTACGCGGTGATCTCCGCTATCTGCCCGGTCGCTAATACTTTCCTTCTGGCCGGCAATTTGGGTGTATAACTTATGGCTGTAAATCTTTCTCCTATCGGCGGTGTGGCTGCGCAGTTCTTCGACAACAGCGGCAACGTGCTGTCGGGGGGCAAGATTTTCACCTACGCGGCGGGCACCACCACGCCGCAGGCGACATACACCTCTGCTGCTGGCACAACGGCGCTTGCCAATCCGATCATTCTGGACGCTGCTGGCCGCGTACCGACGGGCGAAATTTGGCTGACTGACGGGCTCCAGTACAAGTTCATCATCAAGACCTCAACAGACGTCCAGATCGGGTCTTACGACAACATCGTTGGTATCAACTCCAACTTCGTCAACTACACCAACAGCCAAGAGTTCCAGACCGCCACGGCGGGCCAGACCGTCTTTACACTGACGACCATGCAGTACCAGCCAGGCACCAACTCGTTGTCGGTGTTTGTGGACGGCGTGAACCAGTACGGTCCGGGAGCGCTTTACGCGTATACCGAAACCAGCAGCACGGTCGTCACTTTTACGTCTGGCCTGCATGTTGGTGCGTCGGTTAAGTTTACAACTTCCAATATCAACGCATCGGCGGCCACCGACGCTGAACAAGTCAGCTACATTCCGCCGTTTACGGGCGGCGTTGCGACCAACGTCGAAGCCAAGCTGGAGCAGACTGTATCAGTCGAAGATTTTGGCGCCGTTGGTAATGGTGTGGCAGACGACACATCCGCGTTTGCAGCAGCTATTTTAGCAGCGGCAGGACGCCCTATCGTCCTTAACGGCGGCACATACCGCGTCGATACGCTTGCGTCTTCCCCTATTACAACCAGCGTAAATATTGAAGGCAGCGGTACTCTTGACGGCAACAACAATGCCAGCGCCTACTTTAATATTGGCGGCTCTATTGCGCTTTTTCGTTGTGCAAACATCAAAATGCAAAACATGCGCGCTGCGGCGCTTGCATCGTCAAGCGCGCATGTTATTTCGCGCGTAGAAATAGAGAACACCACTGTCGTAGACAGTCGAACTGGGTATGATTTTAATTGCATTGTGTCTTCTGCTGAAGTGCGCGGGAACGTATTTTCTAACCTATCTTCGTCAACGGACGTAAACGCAGTTCGTTTTGGTAACAATAGCTGGGCTACGCAAGCACAGCAAGATTACGCTATTTACGCAAACAGCTTCGACACGCTGGAGAAAACAACCAACGACGGCGAATGCCACGCCATTCTTGCTTACGGAAAGCACATTAGAATTTTTGGCAACCGTGTCGAGAACGTGCAGAATACCGGTAACGGGCTGGGTGCTGAAGGAATTTATACCAAGGCGTTGGAAGCTGTTGTGTCAGGCAACACTTTGATAGACGCCGGTACAGGCGAAGCGTACATAAACCTGAAAGGGGAAGACGCAAACACTCGCCGTATTGTTTGCACGGCCAACACTTTGCTGTGCGTATCTGTTACCCCTACAACAGGCATTAACATCAGCACGGACCAAGCTATAGTTTCTAACAACTACCTTGAGAACATGGGGAACTACGGCATCAGGTCGCCACGACGGAACATTATTGATGCCCTTGTTCAGGGCAACACAATCAAGAATAGTGTCAACGTGGCTATTATGTGGGAAGGTTACGGACAAAACGTCGTCATTAACAGTAATATGGTTGACGGTGTAACGGGTGAATATGGTGGCGGCCTCGCAGCGGGCATCTATGTCCACAACGAAGATAATGTGTTGGGTAACGACATTAGCGCGTTGGCTGTTAAAGGAAATACGGTTCGAATAACAACTAACAGCGCCCTGACGCATTTAAGCGGTGTCCATGTGCGTACTCTATCTAATCAAATTTACGCGCGCGTAGATGTTCAGGATAACACAACAGAGGTAGATGGTTCAGCCGCCAATATCCGCGATGTATGGGTTCAGAACGCAGGGGCTATGGTGACGGTAAACGTGGACGGTTCGCAAAGTCCAAACGTTACCAAGTCCCTTGACATTAGCGGCGCAGCAACAATCACTACTTTGAATGTGGAATGGTCTGGTACAGGTTCTCCTGAAAGTCAGATCTACGCGTCTCCAGGTAGCTTGTGGCGAAGCACTAACGGCGGCGCAGGAACATCTTTGTACGTTAAGCAAAGCGCAGTCACTTTGAACACTGGTTGGTCTGGCAAATAACGTAGCACAAAGGTTTTATATGCTTACGCCATCCTATTCGACCACAGCAACAGAGCGCGTATTACCGCGCCTTGCGCTAGATTTTACTACTGCCGCACTTGACGCCCGCGTTACAATCACAAGGGCGCTCAACACTGCAACACGTATTAACGCCAGCGGCTACATTGAGGTAATCAACGCAAATCTCCCTCGGTTTGATTTTGATCCTGTGACGTTAGCTTGCAAAGGCTTGTTGATTGAAGAACTTAGGAGCAACCTGTTTCTTCAAAGCCAAGCCTTCACTGTTTCTCCTTGGTCAAATGCCGGCACCGGATCCATAGTAGATGGCGCTGGAACTGGACCGGACAATACTTCGAGCGCCGCGCTGCTTACGCCGACTGCTGGAAGTACAACCGTATTAAACCAAGCCGTCACTGTAACTGCTACTGCGTACACTCTGTCTGCGTTTGTGCGCGCTAATGGCATAACTACAGTAAGTTTTTCCAGCCGAGACAACCCTAACCTGGGGCTGGCAAGTTTTGACTTAACAACTGGCATAGCTACCGTTCTTTCTGGTGGGACATCGGCTGTCATGACTAGGGCAGCAAATAACTATTGGCGTTGCGCAGTTACGTTCACACCTACATTGGGCGCATCCAACCGCTATCGTATATCGACGGCTACTGGCGACGGGGCCAACGGCGTCTATGTTTACGGCGCCCAGCTTGAAGCAGGCGCATTTGCCACCAGCTACATTCCAACAACGACCACAAGCCTGACAAGAAACGCCGACCTTGTCAGCATGACGGGCACCAACTTCAGCAGTTGGTATAATCAGTCTGAAGGGGCTTTCTACAACGAAGTTCTGTTGATCGGTTTTTCAGGCGCGGGACGTTTTGGCATAAATGTCAGCGATGGAACATCTAACAATCGGATCATGCAGTACCTTGATGCTGTAACTGCTTTGAATGGTCGTTACTCGACAAGCGGCGTAAGCACTACGATAGGCAAAACCGGCATTAGCAACATGACTGTAACGCCAGGCAAAAGTGTACAGGCGTATAAGGCTAATAACTTTGCCTTTACGGTTAACGGAGATACCGTCGTAACAAGTGCGTCTGGGGCTATACCCACAGTAGATAGGGCGTACTTCAACTCTATTGAAACTGGCGCCGCAACCAACATGGCGTCTGGATGGCTTCGCAAAGTCATGTATTGGCCGCAGCGTCTGACTAATGCCGAAGTTCAAGCATTTTCTAAATAAGGATTACAGTCATGTTGACTAAAGCATCTTACAGCTTGATCGAAGGCGCCCCGTATAACGTCTTGGATTATGGTGCAACGGGCGACGGTGTAACGGATGACGCTGCGGCTATTCAAGCGGCTATTAGTGCCGCGTTTGCCGCTGGTGGCGGAACAGTCTACTTTCCGAGCGGCATTTATTTTGTCAGCGTTCCAATCCAAATTCAGTCTTCTGTAAATCTTGAAGGTGCGAACTGGAACAGCACGATCATTAAGAAGAACAGCACGACAACTGTTGGCGGCATAGATTGCGTCATCTATGGCAACGCCAAAAACCGATTTACCATCTCAAACATCGGCGTAGACGGTTTGGACACCGCAGGTAAGACCATTGCAGACGTCCACTCAATTGGTTTCTATCTTAACACATGCTCTTACTTCGACATAACTGGCTCACAGGCGCGCTATTGCCTTAACGGGTACAAGTTTGTAACCTGCTACATTTTTGAACTAGCGCAGGCTACAGCGCAGCAGTCTTTGCAGTATGGGTTTGTTACAGACACTTCGACAACTAGCGCAGTGTTCCGCAATACGACGGCGTGGGGCTGCGGCGGTGGGTGGTCACTTTCTTCCACAATCTATTCGCAGCTTATCGGATGCGCTTGTGACCATTCTGACGCGGGTGGCAATCCGTCAGACCCGTTCCTCCCTTTTGGGAGCGGCGGTAACTACCAGAATACCAATTATATTTTCCGGTTCATTGCATGCCAAGGGATTACGGTAATCTCTCCGGGGTGCGAGAACAGCTACTCGCAGTATATCTACGCAGAAGGCGGGTACGCCACAATCATCTCGCCATTTGTTTTTAACTTGCAGTGTTATGACACTTCGTGGAACTTTATCTCCACGCGGTTTACTGGGAAAAGCCGCGTAACTATTATTAACCCGTATAATTTTGAAACCCAGGTTGTTAACACGCTTTCTCCGTCTTCGACTATTCGCGGGTATTACGTTGAGAACCCAGCGAACCAGCAGATCGAAATTGTTGGTGCTACCGGAATTGGATCGTCATTTGGCGACTATGCGTATTCAGCGCAGGGCCTCGTATCGTCAAACGACAACATTATTTGCAACTATACGCAGCAATCAATGGTGGTGGGCGCGGACAGTTCGTTTATTTACACCGCAACGAATGTATCAAATGTCCAGTTAACTGGAAGCACGAAATACCTTGTGTTTGACGCCGTAACGGCGGCTGCGGTTACGTTTGACCAACCCCTCCCAACGCAGGCTTGTATCACGATCAATGCAACAGGTGAGTATACCTCTTCTACGGGCGTTGCAAATCTAAGCGTGATTGAAACAAACGGCACTACCACTAACGTGCTAAAATCTTGGACAAATAACGTAAACGTCATCTCCATTAACGATGCGTTTAACGTAAGCGCGACAGCAGGCTATAGTGTGTTTTTCAGGATCACTACGAACGCAACAACCGATGTTATGAAGTTTAGCGACTTCAGAATACGCTCTATGGTCAATAATTTTTAGCCCTGTTTGACCTCCGTAACAAATCGTGTTACATAAACCCACCCCTACTGGCAGGGCACGCCAGGAACCGAAAGGTGAATAGATGACCGAGAACGAACTAGCGGGTGCGCCCGCGCCGGAACAGGCCCCCACGGCTGAACCTGTTGCCGCTACAGATACACCGCCGGAACCGACGCCAACGGAAGCATCCAAGACCTTCACTCAGGAAGAATTGGACGCAATCGTCGGCAAACGTCTCGCAAGAGAACAACGGAAATGGGAGCGCGAGCAGGCGCAGAAGGCCAAGTCCCAGCCCGTTCCATCGGAACCGCTGAAAGCTGACGACTTCGCCGATGCACCATCCTACGCCGAAGCCCTTGCCGAACGCAAAGCCCAAGAACTCTTGGCAAAGCGCGACGCAGAGGCCGAACGTCAGGCTACGCTCGATGCCTATCACGACCGTGAAGAGGAAGCGCGGAACAAGTACGACGACTTTGAACAGGTCGCCTACAACCCCAAGCTACCCGTCACGGAAACGATGGCGCAGACCATTCAGGCTTCGGATAACGGTCCCGATGTAATCTATTACCTCGGATCCAACCCCAAGGAAGCCGAACGGATTGCGCGCCTATCACCGCTCTTGCAGGCACGGGAAATCGGAAAGATTGAAGCCAAACTCGGCGACAATCCACCGGCCAAGAAAACTTCCACCGCCCCGGCACCGATTGCTCCGGTCACGGCCCGCACCTCTGGTGCGCCTGCATACGACACCACCGACCCACGGTCTGTGAAGGCCATGTCAACGTCGGATTGGATCGAAGCGGAACGGCTGCGCCAGATCAAGAAGTACGAGGCTCAACGCAGACGCTAGTCCATAGGACATAGACATCATGGCCAATAGCCTTCTTACAATTGACATGATCACCCGCAAGGCCCTCGAAATCCTTGAGAACAACCTGGTGATCACCCGCAACGTGAACCGTCAGTACGACGACAGCTTCGCTGTCGAAGGCGCCAAGATCGGTTCGACCCTCCGCATCCGTCTGCCCGACCGCGCTCTGGTCACCGACGGTGCAGCCCTCCAGGTGCAGGACGACAACGAGCAGTTCACGACCCTGACGGTTGCTTCGCAGAAGCACATCGGCGTGAACTTCACGTCTGCCGAACTCACCATGCAGCTCGACGACTTCGCCGACCGTGTGCTCAAGCCGCGTATCTCGCAGCTTGCGTCCTCCATCGACGCTGACGTCGCCACCGCCTACAAGGGCATCTATTGCTCCGTCGGCACCCCCGGCACGACCCCGGCCACTTCGCTCGTCCTGCTTCAGGGCCAGCAGAAGCTGAACGAGTTCGCCGCCATGATGCCGAGCCGCTACGCGACCGTGAACCCGGCCGCCAACGCTGGCCTCGTCGAAGGCATGAAGGGCCTCTTCAACCCGGTTGACACCATTTCCCGCCAGTTCAAGAACGGCATGATGGGCGAAGGTGTTCTCGGCTACGAAGAGATCAACATGTCGCAGTCGATCCAGCAGCACACCACGGGCAGCCGTACCGGCACCATCACGGTGGACGGCACGATGTCGGTTGAAGGCACCTCGAAGATCACGCTGAACGGCACCACGGGTAACACCCTCACTGTCGGCGACGTCTTCACGATTGCCAACGTGTACGCGGTCAACCCGCAGACCCGTCAGTCCACTGGTTCGCTCCAGCAGTTTGTTGTCACTGCGGCTAACACCGCTGCTGCCAGCAAGTTCACGGATGTCAACATCAGCCCGGCAATCTACACCCCTGCGAACGCTCTGGCCACGGTCAACAGCTTCCCGCAGAACCTCGCTGCCGTGACGTTCGTCGGCGCTGCTTCGACGATCTACCCGCAGAACCTGATCTACCACAAGGACGCTATCTCGTTCGCTACGGCCGATCTTCTTCTGCCGCAGGGTGTCGATATGGCTTCTCGCCAGGTTCACAATGGCATCTCGATGCGAATTGTGCGCCAGTACGACATCAACAATGACCGCCTGCCGTGCCGTATTGACGTGCTGTATGGCTACTCGGTCATCCGCGCCCCGATGGCTTGCCGTCTCTGGGGTTAACAGGTTAAAGATAGGAGAATACGACAATGGCTATTCCTAATGGCGGCGGCGGCTATCAGCTTGGCGATGGCAACCTCAACGAACCGCTCATCGACGCTCTGCCCGATCCGATTGTTGTTACGGCAGCCGCGTCGCTTACTGCGGTGCAGGTGCTGAACGGCATCATGATCCTCAACACGGCTGCAACAACGTCAAATCAGGCGTACACGCTGCCGACCGTTGCCGATCTGGAAGCGGTTCTGACCAACTCGGACAAGGTCGGAACGGCCTTCCTGTTCCGCGTTGTAAACCTTGGCACTTCTAGCGGCACGGCTACTATTACGACCAATACTGGCTGGACGCTTACGGGGTCGCTCACCATGGCAGTTCCCGTTACGAGCGGCGCGGTCTTTATTGCCCGCAAGTCGGCGGCTGGTGCTTGGACGCTGTACCGCGTGACGTAAGCAACAGGCCCCCGCTTCGGCGGGGGTCTAACTCATCAAGGAGAACAACATGCCCAATACGAAGCCTGTTGGTGTTGCCTACGAGGATCCGTACCTCGACGGCGCCACCATCGTTAACCCGGTCTACTCGGCCAAGGGTGCAGCCCTGACGACGCAGTTGACGTCGATCACCTCAACGGCTCCCGGCACGCCGGACTACGCCATCCAGGACTTGACCTCCACGACGCCTTTTGGCTTTGTGACCAAGGACGAGGGCAACTCGGTGCTGGCCGTCATCGCCAACCTTCAGACGCGCGTTGCGCAGCTTGAAAGTCGGCTTCAGGCGCTGAGCCTCATCGCGTAATAAAACAGGCGGTTCTCGGACCGCCTGTTCTTCACAAGGGAAAACCATGGCTGAAATTTACCTGATGCACTACCGTCATGGCATCAAGATTGCCACGATGGAACTGGAAGCGCAGTACGACGAACAGAACGGCTGGGTGCGGTTTGACCCGGACGAACTGGTCGCCCCGGCCGACGACTTGCCAGAATTGACGGCTGAAGCTAACGTGATGGCAGAGGCTCCGCGCCGTCGCGGCCGCCCCCGGAAGGACGACTAGCATGACGACAACTGCCGACATCATTTACGGTTCCTTGCGGCTCATTGGTGTTGGCGGAAGGCGAAGTTCCTTCTGGCGAAACCGCCCAAGACGCGCTGAACGCCATGAACCAGATGATCGACAGTTGGAATACCGAGCGTCTGGCGGTGTTTTCGACCATAGACCAGGTTGTTACGTGGCCGCCGGGGCCGCGCTCGCGCACCTTTGGCCCGACGGGTGACATCGTCGGCGCTCGTCCCGTCATGATTGACGATAGCACCTATTTCCGCGACCCGGCCAACGGCATCTCGTTTGGCCTGAAACTCATCAACCAGCAGCAATACAACGGCATTGCCGTCAAGACCGTCACCAGCACCTACCCACAAGTGCTGTGGCTCAACATGACGTACCCCAACATCGAGATGTACGTCTACCCGGTGCCGACGAAGGTTCTTGAGTTCCACATCGTATCGGTGCAGGAACTGTCCCAGCCGGCCAATCTTGCCACCGATCTGGCCTTCCCGCCCGGTTACCTGCGCGCGTTCCGGTACAATCTGGCCTGCGAACTAGCCCCTGAATTTGGCGTCGAACCGTCGCGCCAAGTGCAGCGCATCGCCATGACGTCCAAGCGCAACCTGAAGCGCATCAACAACCCCGACGACATCATGGCGCTGCCCTACAGCCTCGTGGCAACGCGCCAAAGGTTCAACATATTCGCTGGGAACTACTAGTTATGTTAATCAGATAGAGCATGTAGCGTGAAACTTTCGTTTCATCTCCAGATAGGCTTCATGCGCTTCTTCAGGCGTATTAAACCCCGCTTTGCGCGTTATTACGCCGTTTACCATTATTTGCGCGCGCCATTTTCCTTGGTGCGCGCTTACACCGAGCAAGCCAACTTTATTGGCCCTAGTGGCCTTACGCATATTTTGAAGGTTGCCGTGCCTAGATACTTGGCGCAGATTACAAAAACGGTTGTCTTGCTTATCGCCGTTTATATGGTCAATGTGCTGCGTCGGCCATTCGCCGGTCATATACGCCCAAACCAATCTGTGCGCGAGTTGTTTTCGGTTATGTATAGCTATGGCCCAGTACCCCATATCATGCGCAGACCCGGCGCGCTTACCAACAAGATCAGGCCGTCTTTTATGCGTGGCCCACGTAAAAAAACCTGTCCGCGCGTCATAACTGAACGACGCGCGCAAATGTTCGATGGTGCATGGCGGGTGTGTTGTCATGACAACGCTTTTACCATAGGGAGCGCCTGACATGCAAACTCCTATTTTGGGCAGCGCGTATGTCACAAGATCGGTTAACGCCGCCGATAACAGGATGATCAATATTTATCCGGAAATGGTGCCAGAAGGCGGTAAACAAGCCGCCTTCTTGATGCGCTGTCCGGGACTGACGTTAAAGGTCAACGTCGGCACCGGCCCCATTCGCGGCATGTGGTGGCACAGCATCTATCTGTACGTCGTGTCGGGTGACACCTTCTACCAGATCACCTCTTCTTGGGTGGCGACGGCCAAAGGCACCGTGAGCGGCACCGGCCCTGTCAGCATGGCCGACAACGGTACGCAGATCATGATTGCGGCTAGCCCCGACGGCTACATTTACAACACCAGCACGGGCGTCTTTGCGCAGATCACCGACCCGGATTTTCCCGGCGCGTCGCTTGTGGACTATCTGGACGGCTATTTCGTGTTCATCGAGCCCAACAGCCAGCGCATCTGGGTGACGGCGCTGCTGGACGGCACCAGCATCGACCCGCTGGACTTTGTCAGCGCAGAAGGCGACCCTGACAACATTGTCAGCATGATCGTCGATCACCGCGAGGTCTGGCTGTTTGGCGAAAACTCGACGGAAGTCTGGTACAACGCCGGGCTGTCGGACTTCCCGCTGGTCCGCATTCAGGGCGCGTTCAACGAACTGGGCTGCGCGGCGCGGTACAGCACCGCCAAGATGAACAACCAGGTCTACTGGCTGGGCAAGGACGACCGTGGCCGTGGCATCGTCTACGCCGCAAACGGCTACCAAGGCCAGCGCATCTCGACCCACGCCATCGAGTGGCAGATCCAGCAGTACAGCACGCTCACCGACGCCATCGGCTACACCTACCAGCAGGATGGCCACTCCTTCTACGTGCTGGTGTTCCCGTCATCCGGCGCGACGTGGGCCTATGACGCCACGACGGGGGCTTGGCATGAGCGCGCAGGCTGGAGCAATGGGTCGTGGGTGCGCCAGCGGCCGGTGGCGCAGATTTCCTATCAGGACGAGGTGCTGGTGGGCGACTACCAGAACGGCAACATCTACGCCTACGACCTTGACGTCTACACCGACAACGGCGCGGTGCAGCGTTGGCTGCGGTCGTGGCGCGCCCTGCCGACGGGGCAAAACGACCTGATGCGTACCGCACAGCACGCGCTTCAGTTGGACTGCCAAACCGGCGTTGGCTTGGTCACCGGGCAGGGCAGCGACCCGGAGGTCATGCTGCGTTGGTCGGACGACGGCGGCCACACCTGGTCAAACGAACACTGGCGCAAGATGGGCGCCATCGGCCAGTACGGCTACCGCACCATCTGGCGCCGGCTGGGCATGACCATGAAGCTGCGCGACCGCGTCTACGAGATCAGCGGCACCGACCCGGTCAAGATTGCCATCATGGGTGCCGAGTTGCAGGTGAGCCGGACCAATGCCTAACATCACCAACATCACCCCGCCTCGCGTCCCTCTGACGGACCCGCGCACGGGGCTGATTGCGCGTGAGTGGTATCTGTTCCTTTTGAGCCTGTTCAACCAGACGGGCGGCAGCGTAATCTCGCTGGAAGACGTCCAGAAGGGACCGCCGACGCAAGACGTGGACCTGTCGGCGCTGCTGGCGCAGGCGTCTCTGAAC